CCCGGAGGCCCGAGAGGAATTAACTCGGTTTGCTGGCGAGCGGGCTCGCTAACAGCACAAACTCACAAAATCTGCCGTAGCTTCAATTGTTCCTGGGGATGCACTGCTATTCCGCATACTTTTAAATGCGCGAATGTTGTCAAGTAGTCGGTTAACCTGACTGCCATCACCCGGGGGTAATGACATCTCGAGAGGAGCCACCTCTCTCGAAACAATCTCATCTTTGACTTTATTGATGAAGCAGCGAGCATAACAGGTCGGAATTATCTCATGACCCACTTTGCTACGTTGTTTCCGGATAGAGTTAAAAGATCTTGCAGCAGGTTTGACGTCGGTTTTGTGCTTCGGAGGGCGATGTGCTCCCCTAGCTATACCAGACTCCCTCACTCTTTCGATCTCTTCTCTCATTGCGTTGTGTTCCTCATCTCTACTCAAGTTGTAATTCTCAGGACGAAGATCCATACTAATCACTCCCCTTTTGATCGGTGCAACACTAACGGGCAAGCTGGTGATGGCTTTTCTTATCGCCGGATCGCTCCGACATATTGCCACCAAAGGATATGGTATCTCCGTTAAATGTTTATCTGGCTGCTTGGCCAGAGTTCGCAAATTCCGTCTGACGACCTTTCGAAATTCCCTTCCGTTGGTTGTAGCCTCAGCCGCAAAGCCAAGTACATCCTCCACACCAGCATCCATCCACAACGACGACGCGTTAAACTTACGCTGCTTGTGCCCATCTTTGAAGTATGTGGAATTTATTTCCCCATCGCGTTCAGAGACCAAAGTCTTCTCTTCGTTAACGACGAGACCCACATGCGCTCCTTGGATGCGCACTTCACCACGAAGATTAGTGGAGGCCCGAACTTCGCGGGTCAACAAGTCATCCCCATTAACCAAAAGGGGATGGCTTGACCATTCATTAAAACTAATCTCCTTCCTGTCAAGCATAGCAGCTAATGCCATATCAACTACGGTCTTGTTGATAATGCATAGGAGTGGGAAAGACATCACAGAGCCCATTGGCTGCCCTGAAAATGTCTCCTCACCATCAATCTTTAGATTCGAGAGCACCCGGAGTGCTCTTAACTCATCCTCTGTTAGATAGTCTGCCTGCTCTTCAAGTACCTCAACTGCCACTTTAATGTAATCCCGCTTGATATTGTCAGTCGCGGAAGAGTAATCGAAACTCAAAAAAGCGGCGCCTGTGAGGCCTTGAACGTGCTGGTCGGTCGGTTCACCCACCAACAGCCACCCTCGCCTCTTAAGCATGTCGTATAGTGAATAATGGAGCGGAGCCAAACTTCGCGTATTCTCGGCAGAGTATAGAGTAACCACTCTGGGTTTGCCCGATGAAAACACTAGTTCGATACGACATTCGTCGCTAAATTCTTCCACGTTCCAATTTCCACCCTCTTTCCTCCGGTACTGCCGGGTAGCATTTCCGTTTGGAATAAAAGGGGCACGCCTGCGGTCCCATCCCTTCTCAATGTTTTGACGAATAGCGCGTCTGAATTTATTCAGATGTTCGACATCGACAGCAACTGGTTGGAACCTAGCTTCTTTCCATGCACTGAGCTTCTCTAAGAAGCGAGGTAAACATACTTTGCAACATGATTTCTCAAGTTTCTGTATTGTTTTGAAGCTCAGTTCGTCGATAGGGCTAAGATTATCGACGAAGCATTGTCTTACGGCTGGCCGTAGCCCTCCGCATATTATGTGCTGGGGTATTTCTTTCGCTGAACGAGGCATACCCAACTCCTCGTAAAATTTTACCAACCTTTCCGCACGACCGCGTAGCCGGTCGCTGAGAGAACAACAATCATCGCCCTCGTCGTGAAGCACCGCATACGGGTTAGCTTCGAGCGCTATGTCATTCTCTGTGGCAAGAGGTTCTACGATATCCTCTAAAACGTAGCTTTCATTTAATTTGTTCTTTATGGCAGCTGAATACTGCATGTCGACGCGTTTAATGTCTTCGACGTGAGACAACAGGAAGTCTGACCTAGCCCTACCTCCCTCCCGCAACGCACCGGGGACCATCGAACTCGGATCGCAGAGTTCACGTGATTGCCGATCACTAAATGGCCGCTGGCGGTTAACGTGCTGCCGGAAAGCATCCGCAAGGGATGTCTCACATCCCGCTGCAGGAGAGCCTTCGGGTAACACCGTAGCAGTTACTTCGAGGATGGCTTCTTTATTCTTTATACCTGTAATTGTGACCATCATATTCAATTGTTAGGTTCAGGGTTAACGTCCCCCTATCGACGGATTGATGTGATTTTCTTTCACTCTCTTTATTTTCTGCAGACGAGAAGTCTGTCTTTTCACCAGATACAAGGCTGCTGGTCAGCTCCGCGGGGATTTTTCGGTGATCCCCATACCCGAAGTCGTTTCCGAATGTATCATCCGGTACGCAAACAACCTCCTCTCCCTGCATCTCGATTCGCCACCAGTTGCCTGGTCACCCATTACACACAAAGTGTTCCAATGGGCCAGTGCCGCCACGAATGGGGACTGCTTGTATCAAAACGCCGTTGAAGATTCGGTCGCAGAGCATACTGCGTCAACAAACGGT